TAACACATTACACCCAAGAGTGTCGGCTTCGGAAACAGTGTTAGATACCCAGTCTTGCAACGCACAGTTAAACAGCACACGAGTATCATTTAACAACTCATAATACTGATTTTTACTTAGGTTATCATAAATTTTTAACTTGCCTTCTTGCTCGTACATTCTGGCACGTTCGAGATACTTGGGATTGTTACTGCGCAATGGACCACCTGAGAAGATAGCAAACTCACAGGGCTCTGTGGTCAAGTAGCCATACATCTCAATCAAGTCCATAAAGAAGTCTGGTTGCTTCTCTTGGTCAAAACGTGCGGCAAAGCCTACGCGACGTTTACGTTCGCCGAATGGTCGGATATTGTCTACTCCGCCAACTCGCTCCAACACTTCTTCTTTGCCAAATGCTAGGCCACTAATATTGTATATAGGAGCACGCCATCCGGCAATGCGCATGTGAGCAACCATCTCTTCGTTTGTGGCAAGAACTCCGGTGACAAACTCATTGACCATGTGTTCGTACAGACCCATCCACTTGGCCATACCCCATACATGCACAAAGTCATCAGGATCAATACTTTGAGCAAGACAGCGCACATATACCCTGGGACGCTGGTCAGCAGGAATCTGATCAAATATATATGGCAAGGACTCGATGCCAGGTTGAAACATGTCTTCAAAGTAGATAACATCTTCCCCAGTAACTTCACCTCGACGCATCATCTGAACCAAGTTCATCATCTGGCTCATGCCAAAGTAACTGCGTCCGTGTGCGTCCAGCACTTGGCCTACTGAAATAGCTTGGCTGTTATCAATAGTTGTACCAGGAACGTAAACCACGTCAAGACCTCTACGGTCAAACACACGTCGGTTCCATTCTGTAAGTTGTAGTGTGTAACGGGCTTCGTAACTTTCTAGGCCCATGTAGTATAGTTTTCTCATGTTAGATAGGTCTATTCAAACGACGAGCGTCCTCGGCCCACATGTCACGAGCATTCTTGCCCTGTGAAAACTTGTTGTATTGTTGCCATGCATAACTCTTGAAGTTATACAGGTCTGCTTCGTTAAAGCGATATCCAAAATCGCGGCAGAAGTCTAGAAAACGATCCAGCTCATCCTGCGCGGCCAGGGCCTTGGGGTTAGAATACACTGCTTGTTTACCCATGGTAAATCCTTTTAAATTTTAATGTTAAGACTAGGACGAGAAATTTCATATTTGATCAAAGCACCGTTCTCGCCATCTTCGGCCACTTCGATCCAGACTGCACGGTCAGGGTAACGTGCGGCAATTTGTAAGTACAGATCATCGCTGATCATTTCACAACTTTTGTAATCTAGCGACAATACACCTTGGTTGCTAGAATACAGTTTTTCGAGCCATCGCTTGAATTGTATAAATTCCACATCTCGGTCGTTGTGGAATACGTCAATCCAAACCCTGAAATGAAAAATATGGCGATGAGGATAGCCCAAAAACGATACATCATATTCATCTCCTGTTGCTAATGAAGGGTCTGTTGCTGCCGCGGGATATTTGTGGATCCCTTCTTTGCGGAACGTGACCCAAATTTTACGTTCCGCACTACCCATAATTCTAATAGCCTGCTCTGCTAGTGCTTGTTCTCGTTGTGTCATATTGTTTTGTCCTTTGTGTATTTAGACCATGGAGTGAATTTGTTTCGATTTTGTAATGTATGCAAACTATGGCACCAAACACCGGGGTTGGTAGCTGAAAAATCTCGATCGTCTAGTTTAAGTGTAGCGTTATACCCCAGTAGACGGATGTAAGGAAGTTTTACAGAGATCATTGGAATAAAGTTATTGTGTTCGCACAACCCACCTTCTAGCAACCCCTCAACACATTTGACATCAATGTCTAGTGTGCATAGATATCCTTTGTTTAAAAAATGTTGGATCATCTGTTCCCAGGGTGACCAAAACACAGAATCATTGGTTTGTATACTAGAAGGAAAACTCTGATTGGCGCCAAAATAAATGTGCTCAACATGTTGTGTTGCATCTTCATAACTATTAAAGTCATCTAGCCAATCTTGAATTTCACTGACTGGCTGTAACCCTACTACAAATAATGTTTTCTTGTCATAGGCAGGAGTATGTTCTACTTCCGTGCCTGTGAAAAACTTAACATTTTCGTGTCCTTCTCTATTCATTTAGATTGTTCCTGTTCAAGTTTATCCAAATTATCTACAGACAATTCCTCTTCATCTAATTGTACACTATCTTCTGTATCTGTGTCAACAGTTTCGAACAAGCTATTAAATTGAGTGTGTGCGTTCTTGGCCTTTTTACCTTTGAAGCCACGTGTGCCCACAATATCCATCCAGTAACGATCATACTGCTCGATGATAGCTTCTGCTTCTGCACGATCGGCAGTGGCAAAGATTGCTTCTACAATGTCCTCAAATTTAGTGTGGTCACCACATGTGTCCCACATCATCCTGGGCCTGTTACCAGCATCAAACTCACGATTGGCACGTTGCACTGATTCCAAATGCAACCAAACATTATGGCCCATCAGCAATGCATAACTGAAACTGTCCCAACTGGTCTTACCTTCTTTACCGATCTTATTTAGGTCACCGGGTTGGTAGTAGCAAATATCTTTCATTTGCAAATGCCGACTGATAGGACTGTCTTCAAACGTATCAACCAACCCATCTGCCACAACGCCTTGACTAAATGGGCGTGTGTCGGCAGCGTACTTCTTGTCATCCACAATGGGATTCATTCTGTAACTCCACTTGCCGTTGTGCGGCAACACAATCTCGTGATACACCTGTCCATTGGCTGTGGCGAGGAATGGGCTGGCACAATCAAAGCTGATAGTAAATTGTGGATTCACATACTTACGTACTGCCCTTTGAATCACGGTGAGTAACACAGCCCATTCCAACTTGCTTGTGCCTAAAAAGTGCATCCAATCATGAACACCTGGCTGTAGCAGGTTATCATGTCGCAGTGCCACCAACCGTCGTAGCACCAAATGCACGTCGCACATGTTTTGGCCACCCATTGACCACCCATTAAAGTGTGTGTCAGGATATTTCGCAGGATCACAGTACTCTTTCATCATGTCGTACCAGCGATCTGCATCGGCATGATTGGCACCTTGCAACACGTTCAAGAACTTGGCACCACCATTCTTAATACCTTTGCGGTGCTTCATAAAGTAATCGTTGTTGTACTTAGTAGCATCAACTGCTTCTTGCAGTGTGGTAATTTGACAGGCCGCCGAAGCTTTCTTGTCGTGAATGACCCAGGTCGGAATATCTAAGATCATGCCGTAGTCAGAAACACCGTCCAACCACTTTAGCACAGCATCACGTTTCTTCTGTGCTTTGGCACAGCCTGAGTTGGCTTTCCAGTCACCTTCCCACAGGCCTTTGGCAATCTGGAATCCACCAGAGTCTCCTAAGATTACAGTGCCAGGTTCACGATTACGCACCATGTCCTCTGACCAGTCCTGCTTGGTCAAATCCAAATTAGCATGACCACCGGAGTACAAACTCCACCGATATGGGAACAGACCCGTTTGACTGTTGAGCCAATTCATCTGTTCCATGTCCGGCATGCCCTGTGGCATACGTGCAGGTTCTATGTATGGCCCATTAACTGGGTCACGTTGCTTGCCTATGAACGTAGCATAAAAGCCCGAGATAGCAGGCAAGAACACAGCATAGTCATTCTGCTTGGCAGTTAAATTATCTTGAATCAAGTTTGCCCCACTTGATTTTAAGCCAGATTCGTTCATGTATGTAATAGTCAACGCTCAATAGAATATGCAATATCGTGGCAAAGCCAAAAGCATTGCCAATATTGCCAGTGAACATATAAGTCCACAAGATTGTAAACAACCATGCAGTCAACCGATAAGTCAGCATCCTGACCACTGTGCGTTTTTTAGTTTCCATTACTTGCTCTGTGCCGGTAAGATGTAGTTGTAAACAGCAAGACCAGAGTCAACTGTGATCATTGCGGCACCATCGTCACTGATCTTGACAACTTTGTCGCCTGTTAAATCCATGATGGAAATGAATGTCTTGATGGGCCATGACCACGCACGTTTCAATTGACCAGTGATGCCAGCCTGGAACACAAAGTTGCCTGCGTGTGTTGAATGATCACCAAAGAAAAACATTAAATTGCCATTTTCTGTTTTTGCCTGGAAGTTTGTTTCTTCGCTGTTGGCCTGCGCCTGCATCTTCAAACGCATGATGCTGGCATTAGTTGGCTCAAATTCAATGTGCCAGTTGACACCTTTGAACTTGACAGTTTTAAGTTTCTCGTTGACAATCTCACTGGCCATAAAACGATAGCTGTTTTTAAAGTCACCTAACTTGTTTTCAAAGTTAATGCCGTCGGGTTCACCTGTAGTACGACGTGTAATGCTGAGTTTGGCATCCTCACGGTACTCTTGTAAGTTCAACAAGATTTTTAGTTTGCTCAGGTTAGGCATACCGAAGTTGCCAATAAAGTCTGGCACTGGGTTAGCAAACTTGCCTTCAACTACCACAGACCTATCTTCTGCCAGCCCGGAAATAACCGTGTCTTCTTCTGTGCCTGTAATTTTTACCAAATCGATCACACCCAAATCAAGTGTGTGTTCAACCAAGTCTAATAAATGATCTCTCATGTTTAATTCTCCTATTGTGTATTGTATATGGTTTATTTAGATTTTGCAAGCTATTTGTTAACTATTTTTGCCAAAGTCTGTCCACCACGGATGCTTTCAAGTTCGCCAGGTTTTCGTAATTCTAACCAAGTTAGATTACCCATGTCTGTCCAACTAAAAATTTGTCGGTATCCAATTGATTTTGCAGTTGCCTTAACTCGTTGTCCCGGAGTATAAAAACAAAAATTCTTTTCGACTAACGCAACACAGTGTGCTCGATCGCAATCGTTGAATGTCATTGCTAATATGCCCCCTGGGCGCAACTTGTTAAAAATATTTTTCAAGTATTGTTCTAGCACTTCAATTGGAGTAAACTCAAAAAAGTTAAATGCTAGACACAACCCAAATTGATTGTCGGGCATGGTGGCCAGCACGTCGGTTGAGCATGGATCTTGCTCGTACATTCGCAGCCTGCGTCGGTATTCTTCAGGAAAAGCAACCAATGCAGGTTGCAATAGTTCTGTACTGTGATCAACAATGTACAGCGGATCCAGAGCTACTAGGTCATGTATAAAAGTTTCAACTCCAGGACGGATAATTAATCCAGGATACTTCCAATCAACATAACTTTTGATACGATTAGAAATCATCTGTTGTACATCCGCAGTCATTGGCATACGACGATCTAGAATGTGCTGATTAACTTTTTTGTTAGTAGGCTCGTCAAGTCGACCATATCGTGCCATTTCTTCAGTATACAACCTGGTGCTTTCGGCGTACTGTATTTTTTCGGCCGTCTCGATCATGGTGTCTAACTCATTTGTTAATTCGTTTAAGGTAGACGCAAAATGATCAAACGCATTTACCACACGAGTTTGATCTTCTTTAAGAGTTTGCGTAAACGCACGTGGCTGTATCACACTATTCTGTACACCGTACACTATTTCTTCTAGTTTATGTCGTGCAGTATATTGGATGTTGTTAACATCAAATTCTAACAGGTGGTTACGGTACGCAACTAATTCACTGAGTTTCATAGATTACCATTCAAATAAAGTTTGGAATGTATTCTCTGTGTTGGTAGCCGATGCAAGTTCCCAATCCAACACACCCAGCAAGTTGTCAATCTTCTGATCTACAACAGTTGCCTCCATTAATCCATCATCAAACGGCAGTTCTGTGAACCAAGTAGGCAAGCGTTGTTCATCTGTGGGATAGCCAATTGACGTCCACCCAAGAGCATTGCTTTTAAGTTTACACACAATGGTTTTCATACCATCAACAATTTGCATACTGTAGTTGTCGCCATTCATTTTCCGCATATTGTTCCAGTTCATGGCTGCTCGTACATGCCCTGGCATGTTGGCTTTACCAAGTCTGGCTTCTTCTGCACCATATTTGGTCAAGTTGTTCACACGCTTGGGAGAACCTTTTTCCCAGCCCGGACGTTCCATAAACTCATATTTGAATTCACGAATACGTGCCACAATGGAATCTCTGTCAGCACCATGCAATGTACTATTTAGAATTTCCAACAAGAAGTCTTGAATTACCTTGGGCGTATCACTACGTTTCAAGTCCAGGCCCATGGCCTTGGTCTTGCCCTTTTTGCCTTCCACATCCAGTCGCTTGCCTTCCAAGTCAATGATGTTCACAGCATAGCGTTTCTTTGTGATAAACAGGCCACGATCTGCCACCAGTTCTCGACCTGCCGCAATCAACGCACCCATCTCTCTCGGACAGTGAAATGCCTGTTCCATAAAGCCTGGAAAACTCTCATTGACTTGTTCAGCAATGGAGTCATACAGCGCAATGGCAGTTTCCTTTGACCACTGCATGCGACCTTCTGCTACTTCTTTCTTCAACACTGGCCAGGCGGTAAAGTAGCAGGAGTCTGTGTCACCATAGATGATGGCTTCGCCGGTGTGATCATACACACCTGTGATACATTCGTTGATGTGTGCATCCATGTGCCGGGCAATGGCACGACCAGTTAAGGTAGTGCTTTGTCCAATGCGATGATCGAAGAACCTGCAACCAGGATTTAAAATAGCACCATATAACGAGTTCAAGTTAATCTTCTTGACCAGCTGACGCTTGTCCCAGAATGCTTCTTCTTTCTTGTCCCGGGCTGTTTTCTTTTTGGCCTGCAGTTCTTTACGTTCACTGTACCAACGTTCCAACAAGCCTGGGATGATACCCTTCTTTTCGTATGTGAGAATAGTACCGTTAGCACTCATGATCCAAGGTTGGTTGCTGTCAAACATGATGGTCCAGATCTCTGCGGCACTGTGTGTGCTTTCTGTGCCATCTTGCCAGTCAATGGTGATCTCTGTGCCACGTTGTTGCTCCATCACAGCAGTGTATTCTAAACTGCCAAACAAGCCTTCCCAGGCAGCCGCAAAACTTGCACCCTTGGCAATCTTTTCTTTGATATAGTGGTCAGTCATAATGGGACGCAGTTGTCCTACCACAGTCTCTGGACCCATGTTCATGGCACGAATGGCCGACGGATACAGACTGTTGATGTCGACAGATCCAATCCAGTCATGCAAGCCCTTCTTTGGATATGCAACATAGGCACCTGCGGCCTGTGTGTCATCATCTGTGAGTCGTTGCTTGCGATTAGGCACCACCATGCCACGTTCGTGCGCTTCATTGATAATGGCCTGTTCAGTCACTGCCACAGCACCCATTGTGGTTTGTAGCAACACAGTGTTGGCATGTGCCAGTTCACTTGCCAATGATAAGAACTGTAGTTTGCGATCCAGTTTGTGCAACAGCAGTGTATCTTGTCTGTTGTATTCAATAAACTTTTTAAAGTGTTGGTTGTACAAAGCATCCAGGGTGCCTTCAAACTGTGTCTTGCGTTCGTTGAGTTCGTACTCGCCAATGGCATCCAAACTATAACTGTGGCGTTCTTCATATGTGTACTTGCGATACAGTTGCATATAGTCCATATGCACACGACCAATCAAGTCATATGTTTGGCTTTCACTGCCAAAGCGTTCAAACATACGCATCTTGGGCAGTTGTCCCCATAAGCAGAACTTGCGTGTGTCGTCTTTGCTCAGTACACGAGTGCAACGATTCACAGTGTAGGGAATATCATAGCCCTCTGAGTTCCAGCCACTCAGCACGTCTGCATCTTCGATCAAGTCCAGGAATGTTTTGATCATGTCCTCTTCTCGTTCAAACAAGATGGTATTTTCAAAGTCCTTCACAAGATCTTGTGCAGTTGCCCACGATAAACCTTTGGGCGGCACCGCCAGGGTGACCAATTGATCCAACCAGTTCAGGTAGACTGAGATTGCAGTGATGGGGTTGAATGGATCATCCACAGGCGAGAAACCTCGCTCTTTGTCAAAGTCTACTTCAATGTCGAAAAATGCAACATTGAGTTCTGGGGCGTCTTGGTCTTTGTAGTTTTCTTCCAAGCAACGAAAAATGGGATTGATGTCACTTTCATACAATTGCTTGCTGGAGTGCATGCGAACTTCCTTGCGGAATTCTTTGTTGTTGCGTGTGCTGAAACGACTCACAGGGGTGCCGTAGATGCTTTGGAACTTACCACGTGGGTCGTCAAAGTAAAAGATGTAGTTGGCAGGATACTCTTGGTATTTCCTCACGCCGTCTCGGCGTTCTACAACGTGAATGCGATCGTGCTCACGATCAAAAAGTGCGTCAATATAACTCATAGTCTCCGTTTGTGGCCGGTAAGCCGTGATTCATGTTCCTTACGGGAACGACTCGCTGTTGTAAAACAGTACTTATAGAGTTTTGCCAACAGTCTCAAGAATTGTTTCCAGTGTTTCGTGATCTTGTTTCTCTTTGCCAAATTCAGCTTTGTGTGCCAATTTGATAGCCTTCTTTAAAATGGCAGGCTTGACTTCTAGTTCCTCAGCAATGGCTTTGATGGTGTCGTTGAGACCACCCTGAAGTGTGTCAATTTCATGCATGACCTGCATGCCCTCGTTGATGATTTGAACGAGTTTGATCTTTTGATCGCCGTTGAATGATTTGGGTTGTGACATAAAATGCTCCTTGTTTTCTATTATATACTTGTTCTAGCGCAAAGTCAAATATTGTTTGGCTCAAGATTACCAAATAAATATCTGCATGCCAAAAATATATGTAGAAATAAACCAAGCAATTGATTTTAACATTGATATTTACAATACCCCAATTGGTGAACAGTTCTTTAATCAGCATGTGGAAATTACCAAACAAGATCCAGTTCGTGCAGTGCCTGTTGTTACAGATTTTACCAAATACACAATTAACTATTTTATAAAATTAATCGAAGAAGCACGTGACACCAATACAGTAGACTGGTCCATGTACAATATTCAAGCCGGTCCGGAACATTACGAGTCTAACCAGTTGCATTTTAATTCAATGCATAAAGATTTAGAAGTAACAGCAGGAATTAACAAGTATGCAGGACTTGATAAAGAACAAATAAAATTAGTTGACGAGCTACATTGTTGCCTGCACAGTTTAGAAACCACTGAAGCACCTCTTGATTATAATTTTA